AAGAAACGTTGCGAAACATAACTTTAGTGAAATCATTGTAACTTAAATACTTCGGTATAAAACCGGCAACTCTAGGTATAAAGCCAAGTTGCTTGCGATCACCAAAAAATATTATGCGTTTAGCTTGACTTAAATTGGCTATTATGTCCAATTCTCCAGGTTGTAACATTAAACCTTCATCAACATAAATGATATCACACTTGCTTCGGTGGTTGATGTAATAAGAATCTACAGTATAAACAGCTGTAGTTTTTCCCAACGCTTCTATTCGAGCTGCTGTTTCTTTTTTAGTTTCACGAGCAAAGGTTAACACGATGTCGTCGTTTTTAACGGAGTGTGTTAATTCATAAGTTTTTCCTGCACCAGGAACGCCTTCAATCAATATGATTTCGGCGGAATGTGCTCTCATTTCTGAAAAATCTATTGAAGTTAATTTGCGATCAGCTTGAAAGAGTCGCAATGCGTCAAAAACCATTAACACGTCGACAGATCTGTCGGTCTGATAAAATTGACCTTCTAAATCCGTATGCATTTCGACCGGAACAAAAGTTTTTCCATCGAAAGCTACGTCGTATTCACCGCAAGGAAAATAAAACACTTGTTTGTTCCCGTGCGGGTAAAAAGGACGATACTTCCCATGGCCTGCATGACGTAAGAACCCGACAGAATCGGATTCATAATACATACGAGCTGCGCTGTTGTTAAATCGTTGATTACGGACGTCTATCTCGGCCCACATTTTTGTGGCGTACGCCGACAATTGTGACACTTCCAAAGACCAATACTTGTGGACATCACGTATACGTGCCAATTGTTCATTTTTTTCGAACTTGGAAACATGTTCTTCTAAGATCGACGGTTGCTGAGATTTCATTTGCGTGTAAACTTCACGGTTTTTTAATTCCATATAGGCTACAGCTAGCATATTTGAAATAATATTGGTGAACTCACGTTCCTTTAGAACGGTGTTGCGTACATCAAAAGATTGTCGAAAACCCTTTAATACAACATACACTTCGGTTGACCCAACTGAAGCAGATTTAGGTTTTATAAATTTAAACTCAGAAAAAGAATTAATCAATTTATACAATAAGATGTTATAAGCATAATTGTTGTCGTTTAAAAAAATCTTGTGGACAACGGAATCGATTTGATATTTATGTATAAAATTGTAAGAAGATTTTAATATTTTAATGTGAGTTTTACTCGGGCAACCCTTGTAACCAGTCATTGCATCATTCTCAAAAGTCAATTCCGGAATCAAAGAAACTAGTTCAGCAGGTAAGACAAAATTGTCATCGAAAAAATCAGGACACAACTCAACTAAATTTTCATGCGAGTAAGCGGATTCGCGAGGACCCACTGTGTGTACAAAGCGATTGCAATCTTTTGTGTGATAAATAGCACTACCACATTGGCCCGGACCCACGACTAAAACGTTAGACATGTAAACATTAGTTTCTTGATCGACTTCTTTCATTTTGTAATAGCAGGCAGGATGTTCTCCAAATTTCCGTATAGCAGCTTTACCAAAGATCTTTCGTTTGAAACCTTCAGTTATTGAATTCGTGATACGAGTTTCAAACTTCAAATTGACTTTACCACGATCGTCTCCTCCTATTTGATGACGTAACATGTATTGAGTTTTTGCACTTGTGTATAACACATCTGTGACAGGATGTTGTTCGGTAAAAACAGATACGTTGCGGGTGTACAAAAACTGTATTCCAGGCATGGTACCTTCTGCATGTTCATAATAAACATGATTGTCGCGAACAATAAATACATGGGAGTTACGATTATTCTTATCATATCGAGTGTATAGATCAATGACTTGATTTTGTTCAACAGCAATAACGTAGTTGATATTCAATTCAGCATATACGAGACACATAGCCATGAGGGAAAATTCCTTACTGGCTGGCACACCCAAATCCGAAGACACGTCTATGAAACGCTGAACTAGCATGTTCATAGTACCCTCATCATTGGCTATACCGAGCGAAGCCAACAAGCCGTTAACTACGCAAAGCTTAC